GTTGCACTTCCTCGACGGTAACATTGAGGATAATCAAGCTTATCAGAAGTCGATATGAAGGCTAAAAAGATAATTAGCAGAGGGAGGAAGGGCCTACCGGTGGGGGCGGGGTACATCGACCCCCGTACCCATGATTATGATCTAGAAATTCCTCCAAAAATATCACCATCTCCCAAGTCATTAATCTTCGGCATAAAGCTTAGCGATGTGATGGTGAGAACATTCAAGATATGGGTTCCATTTTGTCGAGAGAGGATATTTTGGTTAATGGAGCATGACAAACGCTATGGCGTGTAAATCCTGCCAGGAGGCGTATGACAAAGGGTACAGGCCTGGGGCGATAATTGACGTTCACGCGGAGTGTTTAAGGACATTGAAGTTGAGGAAGCCATCGGACCTTTGCTCATGCAATATTGAGTACCTGCACACAGTAGGCTTTTGTGAAGCGTTGAGGAGGGCTGAAAAGTGACTGATTTAACCTTTGAGTGCTACACGAAGGATAAGGTTTGGCACAAGGCGGTTCCCTTGCAGTTTGGGGAGTTGACGGATTCGCTCTTTGAGGCGTCTTGCGATATTGCGATGCAGGCGTTCAAGGAGCAGTGGAGGAAGGACCATGGTTACGATACTGCGCGTATACGACAGGCCGCCGCTCTGCATTAAGTTAAAGAAGGTGCAGGAGACGTCCTCGGGGATGACCTGGATCTTCACGTTCTGGGACCGTGGATACGGGTTCATACAGAGCGTGATACTCCCGAAGGTCGCGGGGTGGGAAGGCATGGAATCGGCCTATGAGAAGATCTGGGAGACGTGGACCCAGGAGGCGAAGTACCGCGAGTGGAAGGCCGGCAGCAATTGACTTTCGTACGAATCCTGTTAAACTAGTAAAGAAGACGTAGAAAACATAGAGGGCCACCAACAGCCGATTTCCGGTTGTTCGTGGCCTATTTTGTTGAGTGGCCCTCAACGATCGGGCGGGGAGTGAAAGTCTGAACGATTTTCTCCCCGCTTCGCTTTGATGGCAGACTTTTCCGCATCGAACGATCCTACCTCGATAGAAATCCCCGGTGAAGTGATAGCGGCGGGAGAAGACGGAAAGGTATTTCCGTTCACCGTCCTTGAAGACCGTTTCCTCGTAGCGCTGTCTGAATCCCACGACATTACAAAAGCCGCTGATGCCATTGGTAAAGACATGGAGTGGGCAAAGCGTTTTTTCAAGCGTCCAAAGAACAGGGAATGGATTTCACTCAAAAGCAGGCAGCATGCGGCGAAGAGTGGGACCACGATGGAGTGGTGGTACAGCTATGGCCGGGCTGTTCTGGCCGGTAAATTTGAATGGTGGGAAGGCGTCTGCTCGTCCTGTTCGTGCAAGGTTAAAACGTATTTGGAACCCATGAACGAAAGCACTATGGGTTGTTATCTGTGCTCTGCTCCCGTTTTGATGACCCGTCACGAAATTCCAATCAAACCTTCACGGGAACAGATCACTGTCTGGTCCGAACTTGGGGCAAGGGCTGTGCCAAAAATCGAGCGGGTCCAGCATGAGTTCACGGACGCGGATTTCATTTTCACAGCGCGGGGATCAAGCGAGGAGCCCGGTGATTAATTATCCCCCTCCTCCGCTGCCTCCCGCCGTGTCCGTTTCGCAGCAGTCTCCCCTTGAGCAGGCCCTTTCAGAGAAAAAGAAGATCGATGCGGTGAAATTGAAATACGGGATCAAGAGTCCGAACGAGATGCGCGCCCCGAAGATTCAATGGATGGGCGATAACAACGGATAGGGGGATGTATGCCTTGGGATAAAGTTATGGGAAAGTTCGGCGCGGGAAATCTTCACAGCGGTTCTCTGTCAGGTCCGAAGGTAGGCAATCGCAAGCAGGCCATCGCGATTATGCTCCACGAAAAAGACAAGGCCGCCGGGAAGCCGGAGTACCGTTCACGCAATCCGCTGAAGGATGCGCTGGGGATGAAAAAGTAATGTCCGTTCAGTTGGCTATGGAAATGTTCAAAAAGAGATACAGGGACTTATCTCCCGATGAAATGAAGCAATGGCGCAGCGAATGGCAGAAGAGACGGATACGGACCGACCCGGATTTTAGAGAAAGACGATATTCTTATTGGAAGAAGTGGGCATCAAAGAATATGGATAGAGTGCGCGAAAATGCTCGTAGAAATCAGAAACCATATTATCAGAAAAACAAGATTCGTATGCGTGACAATTGGCTTCGATACAAAGACAAATTAAGAAATCAGTTCTTTGAAAGATATGGCCGAAGCTGTGCATGCTGCGGCGAAGATAACCCAATGTTTCTAAGCATTGAACATTTGAATGGAAATGGTGCTGAACACCGAAGACAATTAAATCGGGAAAGTCCAGACAGCATAATGGCAGACATTCGCAAGAATGGATGGCCCGATGGATACGCCACCCTTTGCATGAATTGTAATTTTGCGAAGTGGCGAAATGGTGGCATGTGTCCCCACGAGCAGGAAGTGAAAAAGATCATGCTAGGTATTGTTGCGTGAGCGTTACGTTCTCTCCATCATCGGGAACAAAAAACAAATCGCAGAGATTTACGATTCCCATTGAACTAACTCCATGCCAAAGGAAGATTGACAGCGTTGAGTCACGTTTCAAGGTCATACGCGCTGGTAGAAAATTTGGGAAATCAACCTATGGCGTGTATTCAGCGATAAGGGCTTCTGGAAAACCTGGGTCAATCGTCTGGTTCTGTGGTCCGACTTTTAGGCAGAGCAAATTGATTGCTTGGAAAGAATTTAAGAACTTTCTTCCACGGGAATCCCTTGCGAAGAAACCCAATGAGACAGATTTAATCTTTACTCTCAAGAACGGTTCTGAAATCTATGTGATGGGTTCCGACAATCCCGATTCTTTGAGAGGTCCAGCCCCAGATAAAGTAATCATGGAAGAAGCGGCCATGCAGCAGGCAGAGGCTTGGTATGAGGTCATACGTCCGAATTTAACCGCCCGACGAGGAAGTGCCGACTTTATAACGACACCCAAGGGATTCAATTGGTTTAAGGATCTGGAAGATTCTGCCCGTATGCAGGTGGCACAGGGTTCCCTTGAATGGGCCGTCTTTCACTATTCGATTTACGACAACCCCCATATCAGCCGGGAGGAGATTGAAAGTGCAAGAAAAGACTGCGACTCGGAAGCCGTCTGGCGGCAGGAGTACATGGCCGAGTATGAATCCAGTGTTGGGCGGGTCTTTAGTCAATTTTCTGATGAAAGGCATTGTCGTCCCATTACGCTCCCGGCGGGCCGCGTGGAGGTTTACCGCGCTATCGATTACGGCATGCGTGACGATACCGCTTGTCTATGGGGTTTTGTTATTGGAGGTAAGCTATTTGTTTACAGAGAGCATCTTCAAAGCGATACGCCCGCATCCGTTCAAGCCGGTCTTATAATCGCAAAAACCACGCCCCACGAAAGCGTCGAGCGAAACATCATCTCGCATGACGCCGCGAAGGAAGATTCCGAGCTGCGGGGTCTTACCGTCAAGTGGCACTTTGAAAATGCCGGGATCAGGCCGATGTATAAGTCCAGTCGCAACAAGCAGGCGTCCCGCCACATGATCCAGCGTCTCATTCAGGAAGACCGGCTTGTGATTGACCCGCAGACCTGCCCGAAACTTCGCAAGCAGCTCCTGGCCTATGAGTGGCAGGACACGCTCATGGAAAAGACCGTGGATGGAAAAGATGACGCCGTCGACAGTCTTCACTATCTCGTGGAATTGTTGCAGTACAAGCTCTATCTCGACCGGCCCGAGGAAAAGAAGCAGACCATGGACGAAATCTGGCGGGACATCTGTGCCGAGAAAGAAGACCGGATGAAGCACCCAAAGTTGAAGATGAATCAGGACGAGGAACTCACGGCTTTTGACTTTTCAGGCGCGGCGGGGTATCTATGAACAGCGACAATCCAGGTTCATCGAAGTATCCAGAGGCGACGGACAGTCCCATTGATCCGTTCATTCTTGAAAACAGCCCTCATCTGGAGATCAAGCAAAAAATCGATTTCTGGCACGCCCGGCTCCTGAATCAGCTTCTGAAGTTCAACTCCTACGCAGATTATTGGCGGTTGATTAAGCCTGCCCGGGTAGGCGATCTTTCAGGGTTTGCAAATCCCCAGGTGACAGAGACGACCAGGGCTACGGAAGCCATTGCGACCTTCCTATTTCGCGCTATGACCTCCGCCCAGCCGAATTTTCAGCTTCTAAGCAACAATCCAAACGTGGACCCCGAGTCTTTGTGGGTTTCAGAACAGGTCATCAACTGGCAATTGCAGGCCACGAATTACCGGAGGAAACTTTTGAAGGCATGCCGGTCCGTGGCTCTCTTCGGGACGGTAGGGGTTGAAGAGCCGTGGGTGACGATGCCGGGCTACTACGAATCGACCGATTTCGTCCCGCGTGCGCTTCTTCAGATGGCCTTTGACCCACTCACCTTCGATATTGGGCTCTCCTCGTGGCATGCCGTGATCGATTATATGACAGAAGACCAACTCCGGGCACTGGCGAAGGCCATGCCGCAGGTCTATGACGCGCAGGCGATTGAAGACGCTATCACAAGCTCCCGCGACACAAAGAACCTTTCCCCGGAACTTATCGCAAGGATGGCTGCCGCTGGCTACTACACCTATCAGGGCGGCACCACTAGTGCCGTCAGCCACATTTACCAGTTTGTGACCTATTATGGCGGCTTCACTGATGATGCGACGCGCTCCGAGTGGGTGATTTCCACCATCAATGACCTGAAGACCGTCCGGGGCCATACGCTTTCGCAGAAAAGGCGTCCTTTCGTATTCGGGCACTTGAACGAATTTGAAATGGAGCCCTATTCCTATGGGGTGGGGCGTGTCGCCGAAATGACCCAGCCTGAAATGAACTCCAACCGTGGGCGGATGCACGACACGATCACTTTTTCCCTGTTCAATCAGTGGCTGGTGTCCAGGCTCGCAAACATCAAGAGCAAGCAGCTTGTCGTGAAGCCATGGGGCGTCGTGGAAGTTGATGGGAATGTAGAGGAGGCCATCAAGGCCATCCGGCCCCAGCTCGAAGGCGTCAATTTCGGCCTTCAGCTTGAAGCCCTGATGAAAAATGAATTTCGCGCAACAACGGGTGCGACTGACAACCTGCAAGCCCTCGTTACCGAGGCCACCGCTACCGAGTCTTCCATCGCGCAGACGGAAGCGGTTCGACGATTGTCTGTCATTGCGGAGTTGGTGTCGGAGCCCTTATTGCGCGAACATATTTCAAAGATGCACGAAAATAACCTGACGTTCCTTGACAGTCCGTTCAATGTGGCCGTTACGGGTGAGGATAATCCCCTCCGGGTCTTTCCTAACTCCCTCGCGCAGGACGTTTCGGTGTCTACGAAGATTGTCACCGACAAGGACTTTAGGCCGCAGCGAAACAAAGACCTTCTCCAGTTTCTCCAGGTGGTGACTTCCATACGAAGCCAGAATCCCCAGCTTGGGATGGTGGACCTCCAGCCGTTCGTCGAGGAGTTTGCCCGTGGGATCGGGATGAATCCAAAGAAGGTATGGAGTCAGATGGCTCCGCAGGTTGCTCCGATGATGGCAGGAGTTCCAGGACAGGCCCCTCCGGGCATGCCGTCCGCCATGGACCGCATCGCCCAGATGAAGCAGGGGATGGACACGGTTCGCGAAACCGCTGGGAAGCTGGGGGCCGGTGCCCATTCTGACGCCATGGCCCTTGCCGCCGGGGGTGCCCAGTGAAAGCCGAATACGTCGCCCTGAAGGGGCTCATGATGCATCCCGGCTGGGCCTATCTGGAACAGGAATGGCTGGCGCAGATAACAGACATTGAGAGTGCTAGGGACAAGGCAGCTAAGAAGGGTACCGAATCAGCATGGCGGTATTGGGCAGGCCAAGAGTACGGAGCAAAGCTGATGACGCAGACGGCTCGCATTGCTGTTGAGCGAATGGAAAAGGCAGATGCTGATTTACAGGAACGTGACGTTTCGGAAGAAATCTTAAAGGAGATCGGACTAAGGAAATCACAATGAAAAAACTACTCTTGACCTTTGCGCTTCTGACTCTGGGCGGTATGGCTTTTGCGGCTACGTCGGTTTGGAAAAGCTCTTACACGGCAACGGCGGACACTGCAAAAGTCCTCTGTCCAAATACGCATAAAGCTATTTTGCATGGCGTATGCGTGGAGCGTGCGGACGCTGGTACATTTTCAATTTATGACGCTTCCAGCACGGCGGTGAATCCGATTGCGGTTCTGACTTCTACCGCTGCCATTGCTGGAGGATGCCAGTTTTATGACGTTATCGCGTCGAGCGGACTTGTTTACTCAAACTCGGCGGCGAACCCGACTGTTATTCTGTACGACTGTTTCTAGAACAATTTAACCGGTCCGGGTAGCTCCCGGTTTAGGGCCCTAAGCCCACGGCTAAACCCCGACTTAGGCGGGATCATCCATAGCAATATGGACGGTCCCGCCTTTTTTGTCGGTGGACCCTCTCCCGAAAGGGAGCTTCAGGAGTCACCCTGTGAGTGACATGTCAGTAGGAGTAGTCAACGCCGGTGAGATCACTTCTCAACCGGGAGCGACCGTAACAGAAACGCCCGAAAGTTCTAAGGGTACGGAGAGTGTCGCCTCCGAAAAAGAAACAGAACAGGCCGGCGGAGAGAAATCGACCACCGAAGGCAGCCAGGCTGGAAGCCAGGACGACCGACGACGGGGCCCGACGAAGCTCGATACGATCCGAGAACTTCGATCACGGCTTCGAGAGCAAAAAAGCTACTGGGAAGGTGAAGTCGGGACGCTCAAACAGCGTCTTGATGAAATCCAGCAGACGATTGCTTCACGGTCCAACGGAACACGGCCGCGCAAGACGTTTTGGGAAGCCCCCGAGGAAGTTCTTGATGAGCGCATTACCGGCCATCTGTCGGAAATGGAGAAGCGTATTTTATCGACGCTTCAACAGAATACGCAGGTGAATCAGGAAACGACCGAATGGCGGCAAGAAACGTCAGAGGCTGCCAAATTCATTCAGTCCCAGCGAGATGTGACGGCAGACGATGAAGAGGACATAGCGGAAATTGTGAGGGAAACGCCAGCCATGCAGAGCATGAGGCCGATGGACCGCGCCAAATATGCCTACTACCTGTGGAAACAGGAACGGGGCATAGGTGACAGGAGCGTAGCCAAAGCCCGTGCCCAGACCGTCGTAGGTCAGCCACCTGCATCCGGCGGAGCCAAGCAATGGACGGAAGCGGAGATTCAGACGGAAATCAGTAAGTTCCCGCAGGATGGGAAACTTTCGCCTGAACAAGTCAAAGCCTTTGATGCCCTCGAAATCGAAATCCGTAAAGCATACGCCGAAGGACGAGTGAAGAAATAAAAATAAGGGAATAGCCAGATGGCTAATGAAACTGGACTCGATACAACGGGCATTTCGACAAGCGTACCAAAGCTACTCAGGGTCAAGGCCCTGAAGGCCCGGTACGCCGCGTCGGAAGTCTGGAAGGATTGTTTGAACGGCGTGGAAGGGGATGCGTTTGTGAAGGGTGCGATCACGAAGTTCGGTGATACCGTGACTTTCCAGATCTTCCCGGTCCTCACCGTCTATGACGTTTCGACGACCGATGGTTCTTTCACGAATAACGAAGTGTCGCCCACCCCGGTGAGCGTCACGATCAATAAGTGGAAGGCTGTCCCGGCGGATGTCGTGGATATCGTGGCGGCGCAGTCCGTCATTGATTGGGACTCGGAGTTCGCGGAAGCCTTTGGAAAGGCCATTTCTGAACAGCAGGACGATGATGTGTTGGCCCTCGTTCAGACCCTGACCAAGAACATCATCGGCGGAGCGTCTGCTTTTGGCGATCCCCTGGTCTTGCTCGCCCAGAGGAAACTCGATGACTCGAAAATCCCGAAGGATGATCGTCACTGGGCGATCTGCCCGGCGGCGCAGGCAAGCCTCCTCAACCTTGACAAGTTCACGCTTGCCAATGCGACGGGGTTTGGAAAAGGGTTGCAGGTTGAAAATGGGCGCGTGAGCGCGTTGTACGGGACTCCCGTTACCACGACTCCCCTCATCACGACCTCAACGGCAGGGACTGAAGATAACGTGCTGTTCCATCGGGAAGCGTTTGCTGTGGTCATGCAGCAGAACTTCAAGTTGGAGAAACTGGCGCGTGTTCGGCTGTCCACGCCTCATATCGGCTCTGCCCTCTACGGTGTGGCTGTCACTCGTGACGACCATGCCGTCTGGGTCAAGAGCGCGGCTTAAGGAGAATAAAAACCATGAAAAAATTAATGGGACTTGTTCTTCTGGCCTTGATGCTCGGTATGGTGAGTCGTTCGGAAGCGGCAATGTCGTCTGCCCGAGGAGCGAAATACTTCAAAACTATCAACTTCTCGGCGTCGGCATCATTGCTGTGCAAGGGGCCTGGGGTCGTTTATTCGATCCTGACCTCTACGGGAGCCGTGACGGATTATGTGGTGCTTCGCGATTCTGCTACTGCGAATACCTCATCCACTGTTGCGGTTTCCTTCTCTCCCAGCGCGACGTTGACACAGAACATCACACTTGATCCTCCATTACAGTTCAAAAATGGAATCAGCGTGAATGCTCCGGCAACGAACAGCTGGGAATTGGTGACGTTTGACTGCGGCGTAGAAGTGGAAGGGTTCTAAAGGGTTCTTTTCCCGGCGGGGGTTCCTCCTAATCCTCCGCCGGGGAAGGACTTTCAAAACATGGATAATTGCGCGATTTGCGAAAAGCCGTCTTCCTCTTATCTGGTGATCGATGGGCAATTGATTTGTCGGTGGTGCGCTCCGGCCCCAGAAGCGGGATGCCGCCTGTTCGAGTACGGCCATGAAAATCCGATGGACCCGAAAGGGTCCACGGCCCATGTCCGAGACATAAAGGCCCGCCGTTATGACAATGAATCGAAAAAGGTCTATTACGAAAAACCGTCACGAACCTACTTCTTCGGAGGGTCTTATGCCTAAAGTCCTTGAAGCGTCGTCAAAGAACATAGATGAACTTCGATATGAAAAAGAGATGTTGGAAAGTCAGATTTCCAAGTTGAAAGAAAATATCGAATCCCAGCTTCTTCTTGCGAGGCAGGAAGCAGCTCTTGAGACGAAGAAGGTAACGGAATCCACCGAGAAGCTCTACAAGGAATCCGACAGGCTAAAAGCCGATAGGTCGGCATTTCAGGCTGTTCTTGTTTCCTTCAAGGATGAAAAGGATGCTTTTGAGAAGGACCGTTCACTCGTTCTAGCGTCAAAGAAGTCCTATGACGACATGAAAATGCGCCTGGATGCCTGTATCGAGAAAATGCGACGGGCGATGGAAAATCTCTAATGTCTACCAAGGCAGATTTACGGCTTGATACCTACAAACTCCTGAACGAGGATGATCCTCTCGATCCGACGAACAGCAATCCTACGAATACTCATTTCTCGGCTGTTGAGATTGATGATTATGTCCAGAAGGGTATTACGCTCCTCGGTACAGAGCTTGAATGGGCTTTTCAGGTGTCGCAGGCCGTAGCCGTCCAGGATCAGGCTCTCTATGAGCTTCCAGACGATTTCATAGCCCTGACAGACGCCTATTTCGACAACAACCCGCTCACCATCCTTGAGCGTGGCGATCTGAAGGCTTTGAGCGCAGCGTGGCAGAATGCTCCCTCTGGAACGCCCTACGTGGCCTACAAGGCCGATAATAAGGTAGTAGGGATCTACCCGCCCCCGGACGCTTCGCAGGCCGGCAAGGCCATCCAGATCGAATATATCGCCATCCCGGCCACCCTTGCCACCGATTCTGCCGTCCCAGACATCCATACGGCCTTTCAGCTTTGCCTACCGTTCTATGCCGCTTATCGTGCCCAAAGGAAGTTTGGAAACGACAAGGTGGCGGCCCTCCATTTTGGGGATTACGAAATCCACCGCAAGAAACTGATGAGCAAGATTCAGAATTGGAGCCCTGCGCTCATGAGATTCCGGTGGGGAGGAAACTACGGGCGATGAGTTCCCCCTTTGATGTCATCGGCAGTCGAGTTGTCCCTGTCTGGGGAAATCCTGCGGATACCCCGGCGGAACCGACTACCTTTGTCCCATACAACCCTTTCGGGACGTTCACGATTGACTACGGATATGGTTCAGGCGGCTACGGCGATCTGCCTTACGGGCAAGGCGTTTTGGGCGAGGTTACGTATACCACCATTTGGACCCCGGTAACTTCCAGATGACTTCCGCTCTGGAGGACATGAAGCCGCTCGATATTACGGATTGGCTGACGCTAAATACCGCCTCTTCTCCGACGAAACTACCCATAGGACAGACCCCTAACGCAAATAACACCTGGGTGGACGAAAAGCCGGGATCAGTCATCACGGCCCCCGGCTATCGCAAAGTCGGTGCGATCCCCTCCGGGAACCCCGTCACATTCTGCATAAACTATTTCAAGGCTTCTTCCGGGACACAGACCTTTGTTGTTTCCGACAATGCGACGGTCTGGACGACCGTAGATTTCCAGAATTTCACGGTCATTATCGGGACCGGATCATCCTTCACGGCCCTTTCAAGTGCCTTCCAGCTTCGCGGGATGGTCATTCGGGACAAGCTCTGGCTCACCAATGGCTCTGATTCAGTTCATACCTTTGATGGGACGACGGTTGTTTCTCTCGATGGGACTGGAAGCACTCCGACCGTCCCGAAGGGACGATATATCAACTACCACGATGAGCGTGTATGGCTCTACCACATCCCCTCCAACCGTTCTCAGGTTGCCTTTTCTGTCCTGACAGACAGCGGGGGCACGATCATCGCCCCCGACAATGCCAATGCGTGGCCTTCCTCAAACACGCTCCAAATCTCCGAAGGGGATGCGGATTACGGGACCGGCCTTCTCGTCTACCGTGGATACCTCTATCTATTCAAGCAGTATTCGATCTGGCGGCTCATCGGGTACGACGAGTACACCTACACGCGGGTGAAGTGCCGCGCCTCTACCGGGACGCGGTTTAATGAATCCCTACAGGTGGTTGACAGCCTCGTTCACATGATCGGCGTGGATGGAATCTACGTCTTTGACGGCGAAGAGGCCGACCGTATTTCTGACATCATCGACCCGGCTACCGCTTCGCAGTCTGCTTTTGGATTCAACCAGCTTCAGCAGCCAAATTCCAATAATCAATTTTGGGAAGTAGCCGCTACTGCTGATTGGAACGCCGGAACAAAGATGACGAATGTTTCCGTTGATGATGAGCTTGCGATAGCGGCGGCTGATGATTCGCAGGCCGATTTTCAGGCGGGGGCACTCTTCACAAATGTAGATACTGCTATAAGCCCTGGCAATCTTTCATTGGCCTACGTCGGATCAGGTGGCACAGGACCGCTCGTGTCCGTCGGAAATCCTTTCGTATTCTCCGGAACAGCAAATGCTTATTTTGGTCAATTCAATTATCTCACGGACGGAAATCGATCAAACTACTTTGGCATTACTGCGGGTGATGATTTAAATATCGGGCGTTGGCAGGTGGATCTCGGATCGGTCATGGCCGTAGGAAAGGTGATACTGCGCGACTGGCAATTCTGGAGATTTGATGCAACCCTGTCAGCATTCATCTCGCGAATTGAAGTGAGTTCCGACGGAACAAACTGGATCAGTGTCGGCGATCTGACACTCCCCACCCCGACATTCCTTAATGGCGTATTCAACGGAGCCTTTGGAACAAAGGGATGGATAACCACCATTCAGGATTTAACGCTTTCATTCACTACCGTAGCTGCAAGATATGTCCGGTGGTACGTCCAGTCCAATAAACCAACCTTCCGCATGACGGAATTTGAAGTCTACAAGGCAGGATATCAGTCCAGCGGAAAATTCATTTCCAAGCCTCTTGATTACGGGTCGGCTCCTGCAAGCTATGGGAACTTCAGTGCCGATACGACGACCTACGGCGAGGCCATAACCTACTTCACGCAGTCTTCCTCTGATGGGACGAGCTGGGATTCTGAAGTCGCGGTGGCGAATGGGGCGGCTATCGGATCGACACTAAAACGTTATCTTCGGTGGGGCGCATACCTCTATTCGTCAACGGGTGTCAATTCTCCCCTGATAGATGATGTCTTTGTCGGGACAATGTATTTGTCTGCCATCCACAATACGGGAGGCTCTATATTTGCGTGGGGTCCGTTTGAGGCAGATTATTTCCTCGCAGGTCAGCAGATCAAATACTACTACCGGGCGTCTACGACCGCTGGCGGAGTCCCGGGAGCTTCGTGGAATCTGATTGCCCCCGGCGGCGTCCCGAGCGTATCTGTCACTCTTACCTATATCCAGTTCAAGGTGGAAATACTAGGTGGAGCAAAAGCCAATATCGCCTATGTCGGAAGCGTCACGATCAATTGGGTCAAGGGTACAGGCGTTCAGCCCCAGACGCTTCAAAACGTAGCTTCCTTCTTCTGGCGTAACCGCTACTGGATGTCGGCGGCCTCTTCCAGCTCTGCCTATAACGACATTATCCTTGTACGGGGCAAAAAGACGTTCAAGAGCCCATGGCAGCTCAAAGACTGGCCCATTCTATCCTTCTGCCGATATCAGGACGGGTTTTACGGGGGTTCAAGTGTTGACGGCTCTATTTATCAGTTGGATGTGGGGTACTCGAAAGACAGCGCTGCGCTGGACTCATTCTTTGAGACGGGCGATTTTACGTTCATGGGAAACCATATCCACTGCCATGAAGTCGAGCTTGAAGTAGAGCGCACCGGCTCCTACAACCTCAAATTCGGGATTTCCATTGACCGGGGAGCAACGTGGACGGAATACGATGTCCCGGTCACGGCCAGCACATTCATACCGAGCTACTGGGTCAAACTCTACATCGATCCGGGCACGACTCCCTATATCCGCTTTCGGGTACGCACGAACGGGATTGACCAGCCTTTTGAGGTCCACAATTTGAGAGCGTACTACGAAATAAGGACGGCACGCGGGAGCCTAAGGTGAGTTCCCCCGTCCCACAGCAGCCCTACGGTAAGGCAGGGAATTACGCGAGCGAAGTCAGTGTCCAGACGGACATCAACGCCATGCTTCGGTTCTTCGCGACGAAGGCGTTGCGGGCGGCACTTTCAAGCCCTCCTCTGGCAAAAGACGTAGAGGAGCTTACATTCGTTTTTGATCGTGACACGCTTCGTCTATATACCAAGTGCAATGGGAGCCTTCGCTATGTGCAGTTCACTTAAAGGAGCAATCTAATGGCTGGTGGATTATTTGATACGGGCGCACCGACTTCACTGCAACAGGCCTTGGGCGATCAAGCGGATAATGCCGTCGCCCAGACGCAGGACAAGTACACGCAGGCCCGGAAGCGTCTCGTGGGCCAGCAGGCCGCCTCTGGCCGTCTCATGAGCGGTGTGGCCGATTACCCGCTTGCGGATTTGGCGAAAGAGGGCGCGGGGGCCGAAAGTGACATTTATTCCAGCCTTGCCAGTCAGCTCGGCAGTATTCCGGCAGAAGACACGCTCAATATGAACGACTACAACCGAAATCTGCAATTGGCTCAATTGATAGGAAGTCTACAGCGTCCGTCTTCTTTGCAGGAAACATTGGGCGCACTCGGCGCGGCAGGAAGAACAGCCGGAACAGTCGCAGCATTCATGTAAGGAGAATTTATGAGCTGGTTAAAAACAGGGCTGGGTGTTGCACTAGGCGGGATCGGCGGCGGGATTCTCGCAAACAATTGGGACAAGCTGACAGGAAGATCAGATCCGTCGCTTCCATTTAAAAAAGCTCCGGCGGCTACTGCGTCGAATGTCGGCTTGGATAGCAACCTCACCAAGGTTTTAGGGGATATTGGATCAGGTCAAAGCACGGCCATCAGTGGAGCGTATGGACGTGCAGGAACCCAAATGACGGCGGATGCAAGGCCGACAAGCATGGGGCCCGGTTCCTATGCGGCCAATCGGCTTGCAGTAGGAAATACTCTTTCACAGGGAAACCTTAAATCAGGGCTTGAAGGCGTTCTCGGAAATGAAGGATACGCCGACTGGAAGTCCAACAGGGACTTTGGTCAGAGCATGCAACTCGCTCAATTGACAGGGGAGCTTAACAAGCCTTCCACGCTCGAAGAAATACTCGGCGCATTAAATGGCGGAGCAGGGACGGCGGGAAACTTCTACGGTCTTTACAACAGCATGAAGCGTCCCGCCTATAGTTCCGCGATGAGCCCAAGCGCATCGTATCCGACGGCCTATGACTTTGCGAACGCTTAGGAGGATATAAAATGGCGGCTTCAGCGGAACTTTTCAGCGAACTGGCAAAGGCCCTTTCACAGCCCAGCCATGCGTACAGGGCCGCAACGGAAGGCCTCGGAATCCCCGTATCTGCTCTTGAAGGCTACCTTGGAGGACTTGGAGCAGGAAAGACCATAAGGCAATCCAAGTTTGCAACGAGTCCGGCGGGGTCATATTTCAACGACAACACACTCCCGTACAACTTCAAGCCCGATACGAGCGTTGAGGACTTTACTGCGTTGGAGCCTTTTGCAAAACCAAACGTGGGTATGGTTGCAAATTTCATTTCCCCAGATCAGGCGAAAGTGTTGGGCGTTGATCCGAAGGTGATTGACGCTTTCGGTGGAAAACCAATACCCAGACAGGTAGCGCAGTCGAATATCACAAAACAGCAAGCAGATACAAAGAACGGCATCCTTGGACGCATGGCGGGAGCAAGGGAATCAGCGGTTGAATTGTCAGCCCAGAAAGCCGCTACCCAATACGGCGGTGGTGCAGCCGCCCAGCCTGCCATCAAAGAATCCTTCAACCGTATCGCACAGGTCCAAAGGACTCGCGGGCTATTGGATCAGATCAGGAACCAAGGTGGCCGGGCCAATCCCCAGCAGAGAGCAGAGCTGGCGATGTCTACCGCTCGGACCCTGAATCCATCGGGTGTATTGACGAACGAAGCCATGGATATGATGCTCCCGCAATCCGCAGTCGGTAAATACGGTAACGCCATGCAGTATATGCAGAATGCTCCCTATGATACCGACTTCGCACAGTTTGCAAATCGGTTTAGCGACCTTCTGGACCGCGAAGAGGTGATCAACAAGAAGATCGTGCAAAGTGGCGGTCAATACGCGGCTCCCTTTGCGAGGTTTGGGGCTGATGTTCAACCGCCGGAAGACATGGGCGGATCACAAGGTAACCCCAACATCCCCACCGGAGTGCCGGGGCAGGGAACAGGGACACCTCAAGGCATGGTGCATATTCGCGATTCACAAGGCGGTGAGCATTATCTCCCGCAGGGTGCTTTCGGAAATGCAAAACAACGTGATCCTGGTTTACAGGTGATTCAGTAATGGCGATTGACTTCTCCGATCTTGGGGCCATTCCTGTTCCAGCACAATCTGGGAAAGGAATTGATTTCTCCGATTTGGGGGCGGTTGACGTTCCGAAAACCACCCCACCGGAGAACAAATGGCTTCGCAGGGCTTCGACCTATGGCATTCACCCTGCCATTGAAGGCGGTGCGATGGCCTTAGGCGGTACAGCCGCCGGGATCGCCGCACTTCCAGCCAGTCCGCTCGCCTCCGCTATCGCGGCTCCGGCTGGTGCGATTGCCATGTATCCCCCGGCACATAAGGCCGCGAATGCAGTTGATGAAATGCTCGGGTTATCTCACGACGAGACTACGCTTCCAGAAGATTTGAAGTCAGGTGTTGAAATGGAAGCCGCAGGCCGGGCTCTCCCGGCGGTGGCGGGGGCGGTGTCGAAGATTCCGTTTGCAAAATTCGCAGAAGGAATGACGGGGAGTCCTGCACGCAATTTTACGCGCACATTCAAAAAGGGGCTATCCACCTATGCAGCGCCATCCGTTGAAGAAGCTGGGGCGAAATTTGGAGCAGAACAATCAAGACTGGCTGGAAATCTATTAACACCAGAACAACAGGCAGCCATGGCAGTTAATCCGAGCGGAGAAGCAAATCGGAAACTTAGCGATACGATAACACGATGGCTTAACGGGGAAAAGATATCCGTTAAAGATGCACTGATGGCTAGGCAAGCCGTCGATACTATTTTTCCTGCTGATACGGCAAGGAAACAAGTTCAAAGAGGAATGCTCGGACAATTCAGGTCTGCCATGAATGATGTCCTGGCAACGGGTGCCCCTGAAATGAAGGCGGCAAGCGATGAATATGCTTCCGCTAAATTGAAGTCACAGATGCTTCAACCTTTACGAGTCAACAAATCTAATCCAGATCAACCTTCAAAACTTGGGATTATGCTCGGAATACCGGAAGCAGCACTGGCGGGACATGGGGATTTTCTTACAGCTATCGGAAGTTTTGCGGCTCAATCGCCAGCATTTATGGGATTTATTTCTGCTGTCTCTGGACAGGTGGCGAAGATGCTTCCCCATCTATCACCCGACGCGCAAGTAAATCTAGCTCGCGGGCTGTTTGCATCTTTTCGGGGTCAGCAATCCAATTCCGTATCTCCGTTAGGCGGGACTCGATGAGCCAGAGAAGGCCAATGATCGGAATCAATAATATTGCTTCCACGTTCACCCCCCCATTTTACCCCTTCAATCTGGGGTGTAAAGGCCTAAAAAAGACCCATGGCTAATAACCTTCTAATTTACGCTCCGTTAACGCACAGCACCATTTCATCTAGGGTCTTTCGGTCCTTCTTGGATATGAGCCGTCAAGAGGTTCCAGACTGCAAAACGGACATCCTGATTTGCGACAAATTTCCGATTGATTTGAACCGTAACCTTGCTTTTGATCTGGCCTTGTCGAATAAGTACGAAGCGGACTTTGTGATGTGCTGTGACATGGACCAGGTATTCAAAAAGGACACGATCCTAAAACTGATGCAGACGCTTAAGGAATCGCCGGATGCGGGAGCGGCGACTGGAATATATTTTCGGAAAACTCCCCCCCATAAATGCGTTGTCGGAAAATTCTCCCCATGGTCTGAATCCTTAAACAACAAACGTGCATTCTTGCAAGAAAACGGATTCGTAGATCAGAAGACAGGAGAGCAGACCCTTTTCTATAAGCCGCTCCAATTCTTTGACGTTGTTCAGCCGGTAGATGCTTTCGGACTCGGATGTATTCTGTTTCGCTCGGATGCACTTAGGAAGATCAAACAGCCGTTCTGCAAATACCTGAATGCCTACTTTCTTGGTGGCGACTTTACGTTTGAAGGATGTTCGGAAGATATGTGGATGTGCAGCCAGCTAAAACAGGCCGGGGTAAAGGTGTTGTGCAATCCGAAGGTACAGGTAGGCCATGTCGTCGAGAAAGTGATTATTGGGAATGAGTCCGAGGAGGCGTAACATTAAACTTTTAAAAGTCATCGCTGCCCTACTTCTTGGAAGCATCTGCTATGCGGATACAGTAACGAGCAGGCTGGGGCTTGTCGAGCCGACAATTGGTTCCACTGGCTGGGCTCCCAAAACCAATGCAAACTGGGGAATTGTTGATTCTTCCGTTGCGGTCCTGACCCAGCCAAATTCATTCACCAGTACGAACATGTTTTACGGAACTGTATTCTTCCCGGCCTTGACTGTAGGCCAGTGCTTGGTTCTTGACGCTAATCATCAGGTGACGACGCAAGCCTGTATCACGCCTCCCGGATCTGATACGCAGGTGATCTACAACCAGGGCGGCACTTTCGCTGGATCAGCCGATTTCACTTTCAACGGGACGACGATAACCGTTTCAGGTATCGAAGGCTCTACAATGACCATCCGCCAGATCATCTGGCCGGATGGAACGGTGCAGGTGTCTTCCCCCGTGGCGACTACCGGACCTCCCGGAGCCGACGGAACAAGCGTCTATCCAGCCACCTCTACAATTATTTTGAACGATGGCCTTATCCTGAAAAGCATCGACAAATCCA